ATTTGATTTTGACGCTATTGTTTGCGATGAAGCTACAGCTATTAAAGGATTCCGAGCTAAGCGAGCTAAGAAGGTAAAAGACCTTTCTAAGAATATTCCAGTTAGATTTGCTCTAACGGGTACTCCTATTGAGAACGGTAGGCCAGAAGAAATCTATTCAATTATGCAGTTTGTAGATTCTAAAGTTCTTGGACGATTTGATTTGTTTGACCGAACCTTTATTGTTCGAAACCATTTTGGCGGTGTACAACGATACCGAAATTTGCAGACGCTACATGATTTACTAACTAAGCACTCTGTGCGTAAGTCTCAGAAAGACGATGACGTCAAGCCATTCCTTCCGGATGCAGTGTATCGAGAGCCTATGCTAGTTAACCTAGATAGCCAGTCCTCTAAAATATATAAACATATTGCAGCAGACTTGTACTCATTGCTAATGGATGCCCGGGAAATGTTTGGGGCCAACTTTAACCTTGCTGCTCACTACGGGCAGACGTTTAACGCCAATGACCCAGCTAACGAGCTACGGGGGCAAATCATGTCTAGAATTACAGCCCTAAGAATGCTGTGTTCTAACCCTGCTTCTTTAATAAGAAGTGCTGCAAACTTCGAGAACGATAATGGTGGGAGTATGTACATACATTCCCTGGGAGAACTATTAGAAGGCTTGACCAGGAATAATAAACTGGATTATACTATTACTTATCTTAAAGAACATTTAAATATTGATGAGTCATATAAAGCTGTAGTCTTCTCTTCCTATTTAGATTCAGTAGATTCAATAGTAAAAGAATTAGAAAAAAACAACATTAAAGCGGTAGCATACACAGGAGAAATGAATGCCAAAGAAAAAGAAGAAGCGAAAGAAGCCTTTCAATCACAATCCGATATTCGAGTGCTTGTTAGTTCTGATGCTGGTGGTTATGGTGTTGACTTACCTCAAGCCAACCTCCTAGTCAACTATGACCAGCCCTGGAGCTCTGGACTTTCTGTCCAGCGTAATGGTAGAATAAATCGTACATCCAGCGACTGGACAACAATTACAATTCAAGATATACTAGTTAAAGATTCGATTGAGCAACGGCAGTATGATATGCTCAAGCAGAAAGGTAACGTTGCAGGAGCAATCCTTGACGGAGCCAACATCAACTCTAAAGGTGGAGTTGACTTAAGTGTTGGAAGTCTGATAGACTTCTTAACAAACAAACTAATATAGGAGGCAATTATGGCAAATCTAATTCCCGAAGAGGGACGCATCGCTAACCCTGACGACTTTAACTCTCAGGTACGCGAATACATTAAAATCAAAAACTCAATGGAAATCTTTGAGGCTCGTCAGAAAGAGCTTCGTGAGAAACTCCTACTTGTTCTAGAGGAAGATGGTCTTGAAGATGATAAGGGCAACATTCAGTTTGACCTTGAAACTCCAATTGATGGAATTGTTCGTCTTGAAAAGCAGCGTCGCTCTAGTCGTAAGCTAAACGAGCTCCGTGCAGAAGAGCTAATTGAAGAAACAGGCATTGGTCTAGACGTTTACGAGATGAAGCGTGTCATCAATGAAGACGCTCTAATGGCTGCTTATTACCAAGACAAGATTACAGAAGAGCAGTTGGATGAAATGTTCCCTGTTACTGTAACTTGGGCACTACTAACCAAAAAGAAGTAGATTATGGCAGGAATGCGTAGTGATGCAGAAATCCTCAAAGCATTTGAGGGTCTTGACCGCGCACCTGGTTCTAAACAAAAACGTCGTGAGTCTACTCCAGTAGCAGATAAACGTCGTAAAGTAGCTTCCGGTGAGTCTAATGGTTGGGATGCAAATCCCATAATTAAGACTCTAAAGGGAGTTGAAACAGAAGTTTTTACAATTAAGGCACTAGCTCAAGCACTAGACAAGCAGGTAGTTACTATCCGTTTGTGGGAGAAAAAAGGTTACATACCAATTGCTCCATATCGCTTGCGTTCTAAGTCACTTAATGGTAAAAAGGTAAATGGAAATCGCGTTTATACACGTCGTCTAATCGAGATTGCTATTGAGGAATTTACAAATCGTAAACTCCTTGGTTCCGCCCGTGTAGAATGGAAAGAGTTGCAAGATTTAACAGAAACACTTGTGCAACGCTGGAAAGATGCACTATAATTAAATAGTAGGCAGACGCCTCAAAACAAAAAAGTAGTCGAAAGACTCAAGACAAAGAAAGTAAATTATGAACTACTCACCAAGCGTTAACGCAGACAGCTACCTAGCCGAAGACACCGTTGACATTGCACCTAAGCACGGTACCACTGTCCAGTCAGGATGGGGAGCCGCTGCTTCAGCACTAAAGCCAAAGCGTGAAGCATCAGATTACCCTACTGACTTTCGTTTTAGCGACCAGGCACAACTTGTCCGCTTTATGCAGGACGAGCCATTTGCAGTTTACGAAATGCACTGGATTGATGCCATCAAGGAAGGCCGTCGTTCATTTGTTTGCCTAGGCGATGAATGTCCACTATGTACCATTGCTGGTGACAAGCCTCGTCCTAAGTTCGCCTTTAACATCATCGTTTTATCTGACGGTGAGCCTAATGTACAAATCATGACTGCGCCACCGTCATTCGCTCGTCAGCTACAGGCTGCAAATGATGACCCTCGTCGTGGTCCACTGACCAAGTACTACTGGGCTGTGTCTCGCACAGGTTCAGGTAACACAACGCAGTATACTCTCGACCGTGTTCGTGGAACTGACCTTGCAGACGAGTGGGAGTTGGATGATGAAAGCATTCTTGCTTTCTCGGCCACTGCCGTGGCATATGATAAGAGCGCAGTCTACGTGAACCCCCGCGAAGACTTGCTGAAGGTTGCTCGCCAACTCATTTCCTAACCACTCACCAATGTGGGGGGCCAGGGTCTTTAAGACGCCTTTCTACCTGGCCTCCCACTCTTTTTTCTAGGGGCATTATGAACATCATTACAACTATTGAACAGTTACAAGAATTTGTGGAGTACTACTCCAAAGTCGATGCGTTTGCATTCGACGTTGAAACAATTGGCGAGAACCGCCTATATCCAGTCATCAATGATGTCTGCTGGATTTCTTTTTCTACTGAGGGTCGCACAGATGTTATTCCTATGGGTCACCCTAACGGTGAACTTGAAGGATATGACAAGCCCCTACTTTTACAAGGCCAACGTCGTCTTGCTGAGGGTAAGCCTATTCTAGAATCCCATTACTCTAAAGATGAACGTAAGTGGACAGCTAAGTTTGGTGAGGCACCTACACAGCTAACACCTCGTCAAGTTTTTGATGCTATTGAGCCACTTATGTTTGGCCCAGCACTTAAAGTTGCTCACAACGCAAAATTTGATTTGAAGTCAGTTGCAAAATATTATGGTGGCCGTGTTCCTAAAGGTCCGTACTTTGATACTCTTATGGCCTCATTTATTATTAACAACCTGAATAAGTTTGATTTAGGTTTGAAGTCCTGTGTTCAACGTGAACTGGGCGTAGACATGGAAAAGGGAGTCGGTGAGAATGTCGCTTTACATTCTTTTAGCGATGTCGCTACTTATTCTGGTATTGATGCAGAACTAACTTGGAAACTATATTTAGCACTAGTTCCAAACATTACTGGTAATCTCCAAAAGGTTTGGGGGCTAGAGATGGACGTTCTTGCTGCTTTATGTGATATGGAACTTACCGGGGCTTATATTGACCAAGATGCTCTAAAGATTCTTACAGAAGAGATTGAAAAAGGTAAGCAGGATGCCGAGGCTCGTTGTTACAGGATTGCTGGAAAAGCGTTCTCCATCAACTCTGTTCCAGTAAAGCAAGAGCTTTTGTTTGGTGGAGAGAATCCACGTATCAAACCTAATACTAAATTCAAACACGTCCTAACTCCAAAAGGTTTTGATGCTCAAAAAAATGGAGAAGAACTTAATCAGGCACACTACTCGGTATCTGCCGAGGCTCTTGAGTTCTACCGTGGTAAAGACGACCTTGTAGATGCTTTGTTGGAGTATCAGGACTTGAACAAGTTGATGACAACATACGTAACTCCTTACACAGGTGGTGAAGTCAAGCGTACAACCAATGGTAAGGTCAAGATTGAGGAGCGTAAGAGCCTTTTAATCAATGGTCGGGTTCACACTAACTTTAAGGCTCACGGGGCCGAGACGGGCCGTTTTAGTTCGTCTGAGCCTAACCTACAGAACATTCCATCATCTGGTGATTACGGTAAGTTGGTTCGTAACCTGTTTGTCGCTCCTCCAGGGCACAAATTGGTAGTTGCTGACTACTCACAGATTGAGCCACGTATTATTGCGTCGTTCTCCAATGACCCGGTTCTTGTAAAGAACTACCTTGATGGCGGAGATGTGTACACAGCTATCGGTGACACTATGGGTGTAGACCGTAAGGCTGGTAAGGTTTTGGTTCTTGCTATCTCGTATGGCGTAGGACCAGATAAGATTGCTGCATCTGTTGGGTGTACTTTGAAAGAGGCAAAAGATTTGCTGAATCGTTTTGAAGCCGAGTTCTCTTCTATTTCTAAATACAAGGCCAAGGTTATTCGTATGGCTAAAGATGCCGGCAAGATTCCATTTGTGGAAACTATGTTTGGTCGTCGTCGTTATATCCCAGAGCTTCTATCAAAAGACTTTAGTATGCTGGGACGTGCAGAACGTCAGGCGTTTAATACTATGATTCAGGGTTCAGCTGCTGATATTATGAAACTTGCTCTTATCAGGGCGCACTCTTGTTTCAAGGATGACCCAGAAGTAAATGTAATATTGACAGTTCATGACGAACTTGTTACAATTACACCAGACCACAAAGCAGAAGAAGTAGCAAATGCAATCCGCCAATCCATGGAGGGAATTCATCTTAAGCAAATTAGCGTCCCACTTATTGCTGATGTAAAAATAGTTGACAAGTGGGGAGAGGCAAAGTAGTGTCAAAGAAGAAAAAGAAAAACAAAATGACTGACCCAGTATCGCTATCTGAAGTAACAGCACGCTTGCGTGGGTTTCTTATTGACTCACAGATTCAAAACGCGCATGACTTAGCTGTTATACTAGGTTGTTCACCATTAAGCGATGAATTAAAAGAGATGGAAGAAGACGATAGCGATAAGCGTGTTGACCGTATCTCTCATCTAGTTCCACTTCTTTTTGCTCAAGCACATGCTTTATCAGAGAGTTCAATTGAATACCATAAGTCAAACATAACAAAAGAAATCGAAGACCTACCAAATGAAACCTGGTGGGAATCACGCAAGGTACTTGAGCAGGTAGCAATGTCTGCACTACTAGGTTCCGTATCTCAGCTAGTTGATATGGGATTGTTGAAATTACCAAAAAGGAAAAAGAAATGAGTTTTATATTAACATGGTGGGTACTATTTATGCTATTAGGACTAGCCGCATTAATTCAAGGAGGAAATGATGAGTAATTCAGATTGGTGGGCTAAGAAGTTAGGTCAGCAACCGCAGGTACCACAGG